ATAGTCCCAGGCACAACAGACGCCCACAGCTTTTATTCACATTTCGCGTTCTCGCCGAACCGCACGGCAGCGAATCCAATCGGCCCGCCTCCGGGCTTTGTAACGGGGTAAGAATATGGCTAGAACAGGAAGCGGGGTCTACTGTCGCGGCGGCGTAACCGGCGCGCATGTGCAGACTGGCATCGACATCGACGCACTAGGCGGAACGCCTGATGTGTTGGTTGTCATGCTCGGCTATTACGACGACGCGTCAGATGGCAGCGAGATCACTGCCGTCGAGTACGGTGACGGAACCAACTGGCAGACCCTAACCTTGATTGGCACGGGGCACGAGGGCGGATTCGGCACCGACCAGCAGGCGCGAGCCTACGCGGTCCTGAATCCTAACGTGAGCTATGACCGCATCCGCATCACGGCTTCCGAGGCGCTGACAGAGGGCGGAATTGTCGGATGGCACGCAGAGTCGAACGCGACCACGACCGGTATTCAGTCGCAGGCGGCTTTCTCTGGCGGTCCTGGCGAGACATCGAGCGACACCTTTACCGGCGGAGCGACGGGAGACCGGATTGTCGCCCTGACCAATGGCGCCACCACCTGGGGCGAGGGACTGGTAGAGCGGGCATCGTCAGCGGTTGCGTGTAATTCGTGGGGCGGTGGGTACCTCGCCGACAAGGCTTGGGAAGACGGCACCACGGCGGGCGCTTGGTCGGCGCAGGGTGATTTCCTGCAAGTCTTGGCCGTGCATATTCCGGCCAGCGCTAGTGGTGTTGTGTTGCCATCATTTGATGGTCCAAATATAGGCAACCAATCCGATGTAGAAAATCAGGCAATCGCCCCGTTGGACGTATCCGGTTTGTTTACCGCAGGAACCGGCACTAGCCCAACTTACAGTGCTTCCGGATTGCCTGTCGGGCTATCTATTGACCCGGCCACTGGTATTATATCAGGCACCCCAACAACAGTTGGTACAAATGCTAGTTGTCAGGTAACTTTGACTACAAGCGAAGGTTCTGCTAATTCAAATTTGTTTAGTTGGGAAATAACCACTGCCATAACTGTTCAAGTTTTAGATATAGGTGCTACAAAACCATCAGGATCGTTTTCTGTAACGGACGGATCGCAGGCTACCATAGGTAATCAGGTAGAGGTACCATTGTCTACTGATCAAGGTGACGCCATAACTTGGTATGGCCCCCCATACGATGGCACCTTTGTTATTGATAATTCTACCGGGCAAAAAACTTTTCAAGCTCGTAGTCGTGAAGACTCTGGTAGCCCGTGGACTCCGTATGCTACGTTTACCATAAATTAATGAGGCACATGGCAATGAATTTGTCACAAGCAAATAAAATTGAAAAGATGCTTTTGCAAGGACTAAGCATGTCTGAAATTGCAGATAACATGAGTCAATACATTCCAAGTTCTGATGTGTTTGCGTATATCAGGTCCGTATCAGAAACAAATAGCAAAAGTCCGATATACAAATCAAAGCGCGATGTCATAAAAGCTGCAACAACTGCTATGGATGGCAGCAAAATTACCGAGTAGGACCAAAAAATGACCCCTACTGAAATTTGGAATGCTGCTGTTGTCCGTTGTAGTGGAACTCCTATAACTACAACGGGCGGCGATGAAACCGTAGAAGAAGAATTGTTCGGGTATATGTACCCAATGGAACGTGATGCTGTTTTGTCTGCCAGGGACTGGAGTTTTAACCGCAAAATAGTTTCTTTGTCCCCGCTAGTTGAGTTGGATGGAATCAGGAATGCCCCGGTGTTTGGCATTCCTAGTGACACGCTTAGAGTATGGCGGGTTGATGTTGATCCTTATTTTAAGTCAGTAGATCTAGAGTGGGAGATATATAACAATAGGATAGTAGTGCCGGGGGCCGGGGATCAGTTATATGTTTATTATGGTTACTCAGAATTGGATTCTACCCGCTATACCCCAGATTTTGTTAAAGCGTTAGTTATAAAGTGCGCTACCGCTTTGGCGCTTCCCCTTAAACAGAGCGTAAGCTTGAGGGAAAGTTTGTTAAAAGAGTATGATAGTGTGTTAACAGAAGCAGCAGCATTGGACGGGATGAGTGGGTCAAAAGTTAATTACAAGCCCGGCAAATTAAGAAGGGCTCGCAATGCCTAGTCGTAAAATACGACCAATAGTGGAGTCTTTCGCCGCTGGCAGAATAGACAGCGATTTGCGTGGTCGTGTTAGCGCTCCCATATACCAAGAATCTGTTTTTGATTCATTAAACATGGTATCCCGTTTGCGCGGACCAATCAAAACGCGTGGCGGGTTTGAACACGTTGCAGTCATAAATGAAACTACGGACCGGTTTCGTAAACTTCCATTTTATTATTCGTCCGGCAAAAGTTATTTTGTTGGAATAGGCAACGACAACATATATGTATTGGACGAAAACGGCATAGTGACGGGGGGCATTGGAGGCCAGCCCGGTGGAGCGGGCAACCTGTTATTGAACGGCGATTTTGGGCTTGGACTGAGCAATTGGATAAATCGTACGGCGTTTGCAGAAACTCCAATCCGCGTAACTTATGGTAACACGGACGCGGCGTCACTGACCTGGGATTCATCGAGGCCCTCAGCTAGGCTTAGATTAGACGGTACCGATAACACCGAAGCTATAGCTCGAAACATTGTAGCTACCGGTCAATTAATAACATTGGCTGCAGGTACCTATGATTTAACCGGTAGCTACGAATTTGTCGATGCTTTTCCAAGTGACTACGCTGAATTAACAGTAACGGTGCCAACCGACCCGGATGATTTGTTCCCGATACTATTTGTTATACCGGGCAACGAATTGATTAGGGAAAATTTGCCAAGCGGGTCTACGGAATTTTCTACCCAATTTACTCTGGCTCAGGAAAGCCAAGTATACATAGAAGTATCGGGCCATTGGGGGGAGTTTGGCCAGCCTATTACTGATAGGTCTATGTATTTAAAAGAAGTAAGCGTTATAGACCCGTCTGCCAATCAAGGAGGGGGTGGGACAGCTCAACCAATTATTTTTACCAACCCGTGGACAAATAATATAGACGATGTTGATTTTGCTGTTTCTCCTAATCAGAAATCAATGTTGTTGTTTCATAAGGATGTTGCCCCCAGAGCCATATCGTATGACGATGTAAACGATTCTTGGTCGTTTACACCCGTAACATTTATTGGTCAACCGCCAGAATGGGCTGCCAATAATTGGCCATCGAAATTAAGTTTCAACAATCGTAGATTGTTGGCAGCATCAACGCCAAGCAATCCTAACAGAGTGTGGGCCAGCGCATCCGATAATTTTTTGGATTTTACGCAACAGGCATCGCCAACCGCTAATGATGCTTTTGCGTTTGACCTTATTGATAATAGTAAAGTTCAATTTATAGATTCACTAGAAGAAATCATAATCGGGTCAGATACTAGGCCATGGGAATTAATTAGTTCAACGCCCGGGGTCGTGGCCCCAAATGATTATGTTGCTCGTCGTCAATCGTTACGGGGCGCATCTAGTGGTGATTTTTTAAACATAGATGCCGAGTTACTGTACCTAAGTGATAACAACAGGCGGGTACAGGCAATTACTAGAGAAGACCGTGGTAATAGATACGTAATAAAAGAAGTTTCATGGATGGCCAATGAACTGACTAAACATTCTGTTGGAGATATGGCATTAACCCAATACCCAGACCAGATAGTTTGGTTTAGAAAAAATGGTTCTGTTGGCGATTTTGTGGCTTGTACTTACAACCCAGAGGAAAAAGATTTCCCTGGTTGGCATGCCCACCATACGGACGGCGACATACTGTCATTTGCATCGACGTTTGTTAACGGTCAATATGAATTATTTGCTGTAATTAAACGACATAACGAATCCGGTTCTTATGTTAGTTATGAGCGGTACAGGCCGGACATACATTTGGATTCTTATTTGCGTCAATTTTATCCCACCCCCACAACCACATTGGTGGGGTTAGATAGGTTTAATGGTAAATCGGTGTATGTTTATGCCGATGGTGCTGGGTATGGGCCATATGAAGTTTTAAATGGGTCCATATCGCTACCTGAAACGGTACAGGAAGTGTATGTAGGGTTTGGTTTTTCGACATTGCTAGTTACTAGGGACTTAGAAGGCGGATTTCCGGCAGGCACTATGCAAGGTACACAGCAGTCTTGGAACAAAATATGGGTTAGAGGGAAGTTTACGGTGCCCCCAGTAATTAATGGTCGACGAGCACCGGAACGTTCAGTAAAAATTAATATGGATACAGCGGTCCCGTCAGACTATAGGGATGTTGAAATCACTAGCGATGGGATCAAATCTGATAACCGAATAACCATAACTGAGGGGTTACCTGTCCCCTTGGAGGTTATAGCGGTGTTCGGTGAAATGGCAACGGGGTCAACATAATGTCGTCACTAAATGCTGCATTGACTGGTCTTTCAATTGGATTGGATGTTGCCTCTGGATTATCTGGCATGAATTCGGCAAAAAGAGCCGCTAAAGCTCAAGCCGAATTAGAAATGTTGACCGCAGCAGAGAATGTTAGGCGCGCTCGTCGACGTCAGAGGCAGGAATTGGGCCAGATGAAATTAGCGGCTGCTGCTTCTAATACCGGCAATGTTTCTGGTTACGGGTACAGCGGCGTTATCAAAGATGCTGAACAAGAATTCAAACGAGAGATAGATTGGATTAGAACTGCTGCCAGACTGCGTGCTAGAGGCGCACAAGAGGCAGGCGAAATGGCTGCCATTACCACTGGTCTTGGCACATTAAGCGGCCTTATTTCTGGTGTTTCTGGTCTAGGCAAAACCGAGGGCTGGTGGGGATCATGAAAATAAATTTTGTAAGTCTTGGTCCGGCGCAGCCTCTTACTAAAGGGGACCAGATAGGTCGTGAATTGGCCAAAACTCAGGCCGTTCAGTCTACAATAAGAACGGTCACTGGTACCTTGCTTCAAATACAAGATGATATAAATAAACAGGATTATGAAAATTCTGTTGTAGAATATGAAATAGCTATGCAGAGCGCTACTGCAAAGCGAATGCTTGAAAGGGAAATACAATTATCTGATGTACCTGATGGGTTTAAAATTACTGATGATATGCAACAAAACGGATCCATACAAGGGTCACGTTTTGCATTAGATTTGTTTAAAACAGAATCCGGCAACATACGTAATCGCATATCCCAGAAGGTTCCGAGAGCTTACGCCCAGCAATTTTCAAATTTCGCTGACAAAGTACAAGTTAATGCAGAATCAGAAGTAATGGCTCAGCAAATGGCCTGGGCCAGGGACGAAGCGTTGGCGGATTTTAATAATAATACAGAAAATTTGCTCAACGCTGGTATGTATTCTGAGGCAACAGCTTATGTTGAATCTAGCCCGTTATTGACAGATGTGCAAAAACAAGAGGCCATATCACGAATTGCAAAACAACGCGAATTAGACCCCATTTATGACTCAATTAATAATGGGGATACCCAAGAAATGCAAGTTATGTCGTCTTACCTAAAAGACAGCGATTATGATGGTTTTTTGTCGCCTGCCGAAAGGCGTAGTTTATATCAACAGTTGGAGGCCGAGATTGTTAGGTCAATGTCTGTGGCTGATGCGAAATTAGCTATGGAAATTGGCCGCAAGGCCGGTGACTTAGAAATTGGTGTAAGGTTTGGTAATGCTGATATTGTAGATATAGATAATGCCTATGACCGTGGCGTAATTTCAGCCGAAAAACGTACACAACTCATGACGCTTTATTATGGCAAAGTTGCGGAGGCGCAAAAACGAGCAGCTGATTTTGATTTTGTGTCTTATTCAATAGAATCAGGCATACCATTAGACCATAACCGTGCTGACCATCGCAATCAAGTGGACGAGTTTTTCCGCTATATGATCGGGGCGCAGGAAGGAGAGCCGATACCGCCTACACCAGAAAACATGGCCCGAGCTTTGCAAGTTGCTAAAACCGGGATTTTGCCAACTGAGGCAAAGTCTTGGATCGTCGGCATGAATCGGTCTCGTGACCCAAACAAAATTATACTCGCAGCACAGTTTTATGAACAGTTACAAAGACAATACCCCATGGTTTGGCGCGATAGTGAGGGCATAGATGATCGAGACCGCATGATTATGAACGGGGTACTAGCTTTAACCCGTTCTGGTTCAACTGCACAAGAAGCACTTACTATCGCAATGGATTCAGCTAACCGTACCCCGGAAGAACGCCAATTGATAGACCATAAATACAGGTCTATACAAATGGGTAGCGGCAATCAGCAATCTCTTGAAAAATTTATCAGAAAAGACGATAGGTTTACTAGTTCAATACTAGGTGTGCCTGTCTCTGGTGGCCCGCCGCCCCCAACTATTCAAATGGTTGCAGAATATGATTCCGCAGTACGTCATTATTATGGATATTTTGAAGACATAGAAATGGCTCGCCAAATGGCATATGATAGTTTGCGTAACATATGGTCTGCAACTCAGATCAATGGCGATCGCCAAGTTATGAAGTACCCCCCAGAGGCCATGACTGGTATCGGCAACACCCAGGATTTGCGGGAATCTTTGGTAAAAGATGCTGAATCTGCTGGGATCACAATAGATGATTCAATCCGTGTTGTTTCTACTGAAAACACAAGGGAAACCGGCGCATATCAACTGGTACGGTTGCGCCCTGACGGATTGCCAGAGGTGGTTACTGACTCCAATGGTGTTGCTTTGTCTTGGATTCCTGATGTCGAGTCTATAAGAGAACAGCAACGCGAAAGAGATCTGGCCGAAGCCAACGATAAACGTGCTAAAATTCGTAGGCTACAACAGGAGGTAAGGGAAGAAGGCGGATTGACCGGCAAGCACCCGGATGGGTTTATACATCTTGAATTTACGTCTGAATTTCCGTGGATTGATGCGACCCATATACCAGCAGAGGGCCATGAATAATGCCACTAGTAAATGATTCAAGGCCAGCGATACATCCGGGGTTGCGCGATCCTGATGAATCATTTGACCCGGACGCAATTAAACACGGTGCTCTGCAAATATTTACTTCCGGGTTTGAGGAGTATAACCCAATATCCGCTGCTGTAGCTAGGGGGGTAAAACCAAATTTTGTGCCGATAGATGGGTATGACCCATTGGGCGATGACAAGAACGACATAGAGGGCTATGAGCCATATGCTGAGTCTTTTATGTTTTCTGAATCCCCAGCCGAAACCCAATGGATAAAATCAACCATTGATCGTGAGGTAAGAAACCGCGACATACTTATGCAATCCGGGGTTACAGGAATAGTAGCCTCGGTAGCCGGTGGATTTACTAGTCCAGCTTTATTGGCCACTTTGCTTGTGCCCGGCGGCGGCCAAACAATAGCGGGAAGGGCATTATTTGAGGGGTTTCTGGTAGGCTCTGGGGAACTTATGTCCGAAGCTGCCTTACAAGGGATACAAGAAACTAGAACATTGGAACAGAGTGCCATTAATGTAGTAGGTGGCGCATTGTTTGCTGGTGTGTTGGGCGGTGTTTCTTCTAGCCTTTCTAGAGCGGAACAGAAGCAAGTAAAAGATGTCATAGTCAGGGATTTACTGGATCAGGCGTCGGCACCAGATAAGTCTGCAATCAGCAGGCGTGCGTTGTCAGATACAACTGATCAAATTACAGCGCTGGATGTGCCTGACGCTGTGTCGGCTACCGTATCAGTGATGGATACTGGTGTACGTTTGATGCGTTCCCCCAACCCGGAAATTCGTAGAGCAACAGAAATGTTGGTTGAGACCCCGGCTAGGCTAACAAAAAATAGGGCTGGAGAACCCACATTTGTTGCTGCAGAAACTAGGATAAAACAAGCGTTTACCCCTGTATCTGAGTCAATTGATTTGATGCGTAATTCTTATGCCCAAATGATGGGCGTAAAGGGGCCTGCATCGTTTTATAGGGCGTGGGTCAAGGGCCAACGGCCCGGGTCTATGTCATACCGTGAGTTCAGAAATGAAGTTGGTAGGGCTATGAGGTATGGTGATACACACAGTAATCCATACATACAAGCAGCCGCAAGATCATTTCGTGCTAATGTATTTGACCCTCTAAAAACCCGTGCACAAAAAGCCAACCTACTCGGGGAGGACATAGATCTCCTTGGTGCTGATTCTTATCTTACACGCATGTATGATTTTCATAAGATCAAACAAAATCCACAAGAATTTACAAATGCGATAGCACAGTATCTACAAAGGGATCAAGGGTATAAACACGAAGTTGCTCAAGAAGCAGCCGATATTGTATATCGTTCTTTGTTAGATGTAGATAATGTATTTGGTATACCAAAGAAAATAGTGCCAAAAGCCGGTATGCTTAAGGACCGCGAAATTGATATACCAGATAGGGTTCTTGAGCCATGGCTGGAATCTGATATTGAGGTTATAAGTCGTGTATACACCAGACGTATGGCTACCGAGGTCGAATTAGCCGAAACTTTTGGTGATCGCGAAATGCGCGAAGCATTTGCCAGAATAGAAAGACAACACCGCAAGTCAGTGGATGAAGCTATTTCTGCAGGCAACACTAAATTGGCTGCTAGGCTTGAAGAACAGCATCAAAAAGACCGCAAGGCGTTGGTCGCTATTAGGGACATGTTTATAGGCACCTATGGTATGCCAAGAGACCCTATGTCGGGGTTGGTTCGCGGCGCCAGATTTCTTCGTGCGTATAACTATATGCTAATGTTGGGTGGTCAGGTAATATCATCGTTCCCCGATATGGCCAGACCAATAGTAACCAACGGACTACGTGGTTATCTTAAAGCAATGGCACCAATGATGACCGATGCTATTGTTGGCACAGGAACATTGGGGTCTAAAAGGATAGCACCTAAAGCTCTTCGCGACGTTAAACGAATGGGTGTAGGGCTTGATATGACCCTACATACAAGAATGCGTGCATTTGCTGATTTAAGTGAAATCCCAACTACAATGGGACGGCTCGAAGTTTTGGGCGAAGCCGGAACATCGGTATTTTCAAAAGTATCGCTAATGGATCCGTGGAATTCATTTTTTAAACAATGGTCCGGTACCATGGCGTCTGATCGCCTTATTGCTATGGCCCTTAAAGAGAAACGCACTAAAGCTGAATTGGCACAAGCAGCATGGCTTGGGCTGAGCGAAAAGGACCTAATCACCATAGGTAAAATGTGGACACGGTTTGGTGAAAAAGAATCTGGGTTCCATGTTGCTAATATTGCGTCTTGGCCAAGTTCTATAAGAGACAAATTTTCTGCGGCTGTGTTGAAAGAAGCCGATTTTATTATAATTACCCCGGGCAAAGCAGAACGCCCGTTGTGGGCAGGAACTGAGTGGGGCAAGACCATAATGCAATTCAAATCATTTGCCATGGCCGCTACTAACAGAATGGCCATGTCTGGGCTATCACAGCGCGATTTAAATGTCATAAATTCTTTGTTATTTACCGTATTCCTTGGCTCTGTAGTTACATATATAAAGCGCACTCAATCTGGGCGGGATACAGATGACATAGATAATTTTGATTCGTCTTTTTGGATAGAATCTATAGACAGAGGCGGTGCATTGGGCATCATGATGGAGCCTGTAAACATAGTTCGTCACATTGGCGGTTATGGCCCATATGGAGGAAGTCCACGTGAAATGGCCGGTGAAGTTTTTGGCCCAAGCATAGGAACCATGGAATCGGCTGGCTCTGCTGTTCAGGGAGCGCTTCGTGGCATGATTCCAGGCGAAGAACCAAGAGCCACAAATGTTCATGCAGTTAGAAAGCTAATTCCGTATCAGAATTTGTTTTATACAAGACATGTGTTGGACAGGGCAGAACATGAAGTTATAAAGGCATTGGGGCTGGAGGGGGAAACTGTTTATGAACGTAAACAGGCTCAAAATCAGAATATGGACAACGGCCCGAGGTTCTAATAATGACTATATCAACCCAAAACATTTCCGTTGAATATACGGCCAATGGGACAGATACCCAATGGTCGTTTGATTTTGTTTGTTATGATGAAGAGGCTTTGATAGTTGAATTCAATGGTGTTCCCCAAACATTAATCAGAAAGGTAATAAACGACGAACAGCAATCCAGCCCGGGCGGACTGGTTTCCGTATTGGATGAGCTTGGGGCAGAACTGCAGCCTGTACCTGTAGCAGGTACAGTAATAAGAATCGAACGCGAGCAACCGTATACCCAAACTACTTCATTCCCTACTTCTGGAAAATTTCCAGCAAAAGCAACTGAATATACGTTTGATCGCATAGTAATGATGATCCAGCAACTGTACCAATACGTGGTTTCTGTTGTCATTGGATCTGGGTTTTTGCAATCGGATGACGATGCGTCCATATCTGGGCAATGGACGTTTTTACAACCAATTACTGGCAGCGTAACTGGCAGCGCGGCCAGTGCAGCCACGGCCAGTTTAGCTGGCGATTCTGGCCTTTTGCAAGGTCAGAACGGGGCGTTTTATAGGAACGCTGGCAATTTAAACGCTGGTCTTGTGCCCGATGCCAGGGTCCCCGCTTCATCTGTAGTCCAGCATCAGGGGTCATTGTCGATAGCTTGGACTCAATTGACAGGAACAAAAAACGCTGACCTTTTGCAGGGTCAGAACGGGGCGTTTTACAGGAACGCTGGCAATTTGAATGCTGGTCTTATACCTGATGCCAGGGTTCCTTCCTCCGCTGTATCTCAGCATCAGGGGTTATTGTCGATAGATTGGACTCAATTGACAGGAACAAAGAATGCTGATCTTTTGCAAGGCCAGAACGAGGCGTTTTATAGGAACGCCAGTAATTTGAATGTTGGTACCTTGCCAGGGCAGAGATTTGATGACACATCGCACGGCACCAGAAGCGGCGGTAGTTTGCACGCCTTGGCTAATACGTCGTCTCCAGGGTTTATGTCTAGTGCTGATAAACAAAAGCTGGATGCATTAGAACTAAGTGCTATCGAGCCAGAATGGGGGGTAGCCGGGTTCATAAGTGTTACATCGCCTACTTCATATGTCAGTGTTGATTTGTCCTCCTACTTGACCCCGAACGCCGGGGATAGTCAAGAATTTAAAATTTGCATAGTGGCCGCACGAGCTAATGATTTTGGTAGACGATTTTTAACTATGCAGTTTGGTATAGGAAATGTGTGGCGGCAAGATGCAATATATCGTATAAACAATGGTACGGGCAATGTAGCCGGTCTCCATGTCGGGTACATAAACCCATCCGCCGGGGATGTTAGCCCACCGTTTGGGGTAGATTTATATGGCAGGTATTACGAGGGCATATCCGGTGCATCCGAAGTTTCTAGACGCCCGGCTGTATTTTCTACTAAAGCGTGGGGGTATGGTGACCAGACTACAGATTCGTGGCAAATAGGTAACAGGGCATACTTTGCTAATGTTACAGGGTGCATAACCGACATAAGATTTTATTCATCTATGTTGGTCAATAGCTCACAAGTACAAACCGATGGCATTGCTAGTATGAAAATAATTGTGTACGAACGACGTATCCAACCATAGTGACTCATTAGGAGGAAACCAATATGGCTAAGGACAAGAAAGAAGAGGATTCATTGCTCCGCTGGCTGGGCACGGGAGCAGCATACGAGGCCGGTACTAAATTGACACCCAGTGCAGTAAAAAAACGGGAATGCGCTGCCATGGGGCTAGAGTACGACTCAAAAACACAGACATGTAAGCCTAAAAAATAATACCAAAACCCCTCCCACGCCCCGGGGCGTGGGAGGGTGACCTACTCAATAGGTTGACATTTCAGTTCTTGGGGCAAAACGCGGTATTGCACTTTGCCCAACAGTTACCAAATGTGACAGCATCATTGCCCTACACAAAATGTGGTGTGCGTGATTCATCTGGGTGTCAGAATCCACGCTGCCGGGGTCATTTTGAAATTCATTTATGTGCCGCAACAAAGACTGCATAACCATTGGAACCGTATAATACTTTGTCCAATCCTGGCCCGGGTGTAATTCCTCCCCCATAGTCATTATTTTGGCCATATTTCTAGTGGCAACAGGACTTATCAAATCAAATCTGAGTTTATTAGTGTCCCCAGATTTTGGCCCCGACTCGGTGTTGCTAACAACGCTATCGTTTGGTTGCAAATCGACTTTGATATCAGACATGCATTACTCTCCCATGTTGATATAGTTGGTTTCTGGCTTTTGCTGAATCTATCGTACCGCGTTCCCATGACCCACACCCAATGACTTTCTGTGCCATCATAGCATAGCAGTAGCGGCATACCGCCGACTTTTGTGCGTTTCCTGTACCATCTGACTTGGGTATCCCTTAAATAAATGTACCCCTTGGACCATTGGTGCACAAATTTTATTTCGATTTGATTAGACGCCCCGTTCAAAAAATAATCTACATCTGGGAATCCGGGGCTGCTGTCAGCGCATTCTATGTTGTTGGCATGCCCCCCGTTCTTTTCTATTTGTTTAATCAAATAGTTTTGGACATCGCGTTCAGATCTTAATTGGTCCTGTCTCATACTCTTTAACCACCTTTTCTATGCTCGAAAACAAAGCCGGATACGTGTTACGAATTTTTGCTGTAAAATCGCCCCATTTGTTTAAAAGATAATCCGTAACGTTAGCAGAATGCCTACCAACCCCGTAGTCGGACAAGAACCATATAGCATCCAACATATCGGCAGCTTTTATTATAATATATTCAGGCTCCGACAGATCCCTATTGTGACCGGAAGAGTACAGCTGTTTAGTTGAATTAAATAGTCTTTCTTTTGTTGGGGTAGGTATATCGCCATTTATTATTTCATCTAAATCATGTTCTAGCGCCGCTTTTATTATGTTATCGTCATCGATACCGTATTTTTTTGCAATGGCCCTGGCTATCATCACCACGTTAAAAGTGTGCTCCGCTAACGACTGGTCCCTGGTAGTAGATACGATTACCCATCTTTTAACGGAATGTGCCCTAAGTATGTCTTGTATATCAAGCATTTTTTGTATCCTGGTACTCTTTAATGTCCTCATATTTTGGCCCCCATCCGGTGTAAGACACCCCAACGGATCGGTCAACATGGGCACCACACATGTTATTGATTTCTTTAATAACATGCTCTGTTGATTCAGGCGCATAATTACAGAAATTCAAAAATATGTTTGTCGGTTGGCAAGCAATTATAGCCTGCTTCATTTGAATCCTAGAGAACGAAAATACGCGCCTAACCCTGTTTGTTACCGTGGTCACTTCTGGTTCAACCCCGATGTCTGCCCATTCTATCTCTTCCTGATCCGGATAGCCGGGGCCGGAGAATCCGTTGGGGGTATTGCCGACCCTAATTGGGTGCAACCTAGCGGATCCAATAACTTTATTCAAATAAGCGTGCGGCACGCCGCAATCGGACAAAAATCTAGCTGGACCACAATCTCTACTGGTACAATATGGCCAGAACCCAGAGTTTATGCCCAAGGAGTAACCTTGAGCCCCCTCTATTAGAATGGACCTTGCTTTGTCCATTACGTCTAGCCATGTTGCATGACTTACAACGTTCCAGGAACTATCCAGAACATCGGTAGCCAAACATAATTTGTCTTTACTTCTACTCATCTTGTCAACCATAGCAGCCATGGACCCCTGCATTGTACTGGCGATATGGTTTAACGAATTTTGCTCCTGTTCTTTGTGCCTTTCTTGCAGCACCGTGGCGGCCTCGTGTATCAATACTACGAATCTGAGACCTATGTCACGGCAATGTTGCAATTCGCTATACAGGCGTGCCGGGTCAAACACAGAACCGGGACCAATCATCACAAATTCAGTATTCTTGCCCATAACACCAGACGGCAGAACTTTATGTACCATCTTTATGTTGTCGCCCATCATAAAAGTATGCCCAGCATTTGGCATGTTGGCATTGACTACAACTTCGTAATCTTTCTTAAGGGACAAATACCCTGCAATCAGCCCCTTACCTGTTGAGCCAAACTGCAGATCGACAATAATGTCCGCTTTTCTTCTGTTGTTCATTGCTATTTCTCCAAGTTGATACCTAAACGAGTTTTAACAACTGATTTCAATAGCCACAGTGGCGGCACTTCAAATAACCTTGGTCCACTTTTTACCCGTTTGTCTATAAACCCTAATTCACGCAATTTAGCATAAAATATCGTGCTACCTAATACATGCCCTTTGACCCTCTCTCTTGACCAATTGGCAAATTCTTCATACAGCATTAATCTGTTAACCCTGCTTGGCCATTTACTATCTGGGTTATCCTCGTCCGGGGTTTCGAGTGATTCTTGCTCTATAATGCGAGATACCCAATGCACAAACGGCTCAGATAGGGCCAAGCGCTCCCGTTGGTGCTCCAATGCTTCTGTTTCTGGAGCACGCCTTAGATTGTGGGTTATTTTTCTATTTTGTAGATAATGCAACAAATGCGATAGCCCGGGGCCTTTCATCTGGTCGAAAAATTTATCAAAATACGCATGGTCATTGACTTTATTGTTGGCTACATCTAGCACAAACCATCTTCGCGACTGTGGGCCAGCCGGTATGAACCAATCCTCGTTGCTGGCCACAACCAAATGTATCATATTGCGGTGTTTAGTTACATCTATCCCTTTACGTTCCAACATCAATTCACGTTCAGTAACCAGTCCCTTCAATTTACCGGCTGTTTTCTTATTGCCGCCCCACAGGATCTCGTCAGCAAACACCAGCAATGCGTCCTGCATGTGAGCATTAAATTTGCCTGTTAAATGCTCATCATCAGTAAGGTGGACATAATGCGTGCCCAATAATTTGCCTATGGTATTAAATACCATACCTTTTCCGGCACCTTCATCGCCGTGCAAAATGATAGACGCACCTTTTGGGTTTGCCGGGTCTTGTATTAGATCAGCAAACCAATCCATAACCCAATTATAATGATCTTCGTTCCCTTTACACAAAACATCCCTAACGTGCGACAAAAATACGCTACAATCCCCCGGGCGAGGCGAGGTTGTGAACCCCTCCCAAGTATTATAATATCCTGATGGAACTTTGCCGTCTGGAAACATGCCGAGGCCATTGTGATATGTTCGCCTAGCCGGGCTGGCTAACCAAATATCAGCAGCTGGCTTTAATACCGGCCCTTTACTGGTGTCGATAACTACCTTTCTAGGCTCCATCCACGTCCTAAATGAATCTCTATCCAACAATGAATAGCGCGGGTCATCCGATTTGCGGTCGCTGTTTTCAACCAATATCCTAATTTTATTGCCAACCAACACTACGGCAAATTCTTGATTAAGTTCTTCTACTAGTTCATCGAACGAATTATGATCTACGTCATCCGACCCAGCTGACCATCCCGCTTTTTTGGCGTAATAAACCAGTGACCCTATTCGCACGGGGCCATCAGATTTAAACCCATTCCACCTTATGTGGCATTCGTTCTTTTTGTACCTGCTGCCGTTTTTGCTCCAACTATCCCAAACTTCTAACCCATCATCATCAGGGTATTGTGAATGTATGGCTTGCCCTATTCTTAACCATTCGTCATATGTTACTTCATTTTGGTCAATGTAATCCAACATCCGCCTTATTTGGTCTAGCGGTATAGGGCGCTCCACGTCTTCATTGGTCATGCCCTCATTGCCACGGTTACTGTGGCTAGGCGGTTTCCACGGTACGCCCAATGAATTGTATACGAATGGCGGTATAGCTGTTATTTCGCCGCCCGATTCCCATTCATACCGCTTACCGTTTACTATGGACGGGAATGCTACTATGTGCGATTTACAGCTGTTACTATCCCCGCCTCTAGTATCCACACCTTTAGCTATTTTACTGGTTGAACTGGTAGCATTTTCTGCCCACAAGTACAAGTAATGCTTGCCGCCCCTTGGGGTTCGTTGAACCGGGCTATCCGGCAAATCGTTACTTTCATAATTACCTATGCCGTTGCAATCTGGGGTTACATCAGCATCTACAGCAAACACCCCGCCTTCACGGCCACACGCTATTCCTATGTTATAACCAACGTACCTGCCTGAATCAGGATGAAACCAATTATCTATGACTTTTGGATTTCTTGAGGCCGCCCCATAGTTTATGGCCTGTACTAATTTACCATTTATTTGCTCTTTCCTGGGCAATCCTTTGCCATTTGGTACTATTGGTAGTACGTATATCTTGTTTTCTATGTAGTGTTTTGCAGCTAGGTATACTTTCCATTCTTGGGTATAATCATCGGTGTTTATTTGGGCAAGATAATCAGCATCGATTCTCATTACATCCACCTGCCAGCGCTTGCACTTTCCCACCAATTATTGCCGGGTTCGTTTACCTCTAAAATAAGTGGTACTCGTAGCGGGTTGTTAGATTCTAACGTGTTTTTTACATCGCGCGCCTTTTGTGTTACCTGCCCTATTGGCAATGACATGCCGTAACTATCATGCGTGTTAAGTATAAGGCATCCATCGTTCTCGTAATCTTCACCAAAATAATCATCCAATAACTCCCAGTTTAATTTATTTATGTCGCCAGCGGTCATCTGTATAGCTATGCCACTAGCTTTGTATGCTTTATACCCGTTAACAAACCTGAACCTGCGGCCAAACATTGTCTGTATGTAGCCGCGTGACTCAGCTAATTTTTTGGCCTTGTCGGCCAATTTTTTTACAGACCAATTAAGCCTAGCATGGTATTTGTCTATAATATCTACTGCTTCCGGTCCGGGCTTTCTATATGGTACTTTTTTGCCATTCTTTTCAAAATAGTCCCATTCCCACGGCAGTCCTATTTTCTGTGCTATGGCTCCCCTGCCAGAATTAAAAATCATACTTAGATTTAGCTGCTTAGCATTTGCTTGGCCACTATAGGTAGCATTACGTACTATGCCCATCAAATCTGCAACATACTGATGTAAGTCCATTTCTGGATTGGCCAAATAAGCCGATATCAAATTTGGATTATTAACCAAATGAGCAAATACCCTAACCTCAAATGACGACTCATCAGCGTCCACCCACACATGGCCGGGCTCAGGCAAAAAGCATGATTTTACTAGTCTAGCTACCTCTTTATTGCGAGAAGGTATCTGCTGCAGAGCCGGGTCCACATACGATAGCCTGCCGGTGCCTGTGCCGCCATCCGGCCCTCTGTTCTGATTGATGGTAGGGTACACCCTGCCATCAATAGCGTGGCCCAATATGTGTTTGCCAAGAAACGTGTCCCTGGTTTTTATCAATGATCTTATTTCTATTATTAATTTGGCCCTGGGGTCGTCCATTTCGCGCAGGTACTCGGCCCCCAAACTTGGCCCCCCCTTTGGGGTTTTGCCGATCCTAAAATTGTCTACATACCATTCCCCATCTTCTTTTTGGTACGGCACGAATACCTTAGATTTAAGCTGCGGGCCAGAGTTTACGTTTATATTATCCCCGCACAGCTTGTTTAACTCGGCTTGCTTACTTTCAATGATCGGGGTAAGTTTTTCTTGCGTCTTTTCTGATTCATCTATATCCACCCTCACCCCGCGCATGTTGGCCCTAGTGATGGCCGGAATTTTGGCGCGTTCAAAGTCTATTATCTTAGATATGCCCTGATTTTTGATCTCAGTTTCTTGCCAAAGCCAAAGATCAAGGCACAATCTAGAGTCTTGTTTGGCGTATTTTGCTGTTACCTCCACCGGAGCCTCTGATATGCGGCCAATTTGTGCCTTACGGGTAGCTGGACCACCAAACATGGCGGCCAATTCTTCGTATATGTTAGTGTCTTTTCTTTTGTCTAAATACAAATAAGCTAGACTATCAAGGTCGTATTCATATAAAGTTTCATCTATCAACGTGGCCCTATTTATGGTACAATCCATCGATCGTATCGGCATCCTTATGCCGGACACATGGCTCATCATATAATCAAATTTTGCCCCGTGGCAAATGATTCTACCAGCGTATCCGCTTAACTCGTTGCACAGCCACACTACAACTTTAGGGCTACGCCTTATGTCCCAATAATAATCATTCCCGTCAGGGGTCGATATTGCAACACCAAAAACTCTGTCAACAGGGTATTGTAGCCCTGTTGTTTCTGTATCATACGAAAAATAAGGGTATTGTGCTAGTTTTGGGAAGCTGTGCACAGTATTGCTCCGATAAAAAAGGGGGGACCAAAGTCCCCCCAATCTGGGCAATTACAACTCAGGTTCTTCCTCGGCCACCGTATCGCTGCCGTGATCAATGGACTTGATACCAGATCTGATCTGGCCATACATGCTCTCGGCCATGTGAAAAATTTCCTCAGTAACATAACCGAGCGGCGTTACTTTCATGTTCCAGTAATCGTCACCGTTAGCGTTCTGGTCCTCGATTGATTGGATCTTATACGCCCTCGAAAAACGATCACCCCCGGCGATACGAATGATGCTATTCCATGCCCGGCTAACCTTGGCCTTGCTTTTGGCCATGGAAATGACAACCTCCTGGATTGGGCCATCTTGCGGGATCAGCAGACAAAAATGCTGCCCGGTGTCCAAGATCTCGCAATCATTTACGTCCTCTAGGGTGTGCATGAACGATACTGCCTCATCTTCGGAGTCATACGATCCCTTGAATCCGCCGCCCTTTTTGCGATCCTTCCACACTACCCATTCTTTGCGATACAAAACAGGCACGACAGTAATCTCGGGACCATACAGCTCATTGGTTACCGTGTTAAACAACATGCCAGCCTCTGCCCCTTCAATGTACTCAGGCTTATTGGCCTTTACCTGTGGGGACAGGTCTTGCAGCACATCGACCCTAGGGATTGTTAGATCATCCACCCCCACATTTTCTGACCCGCGCATACTGCCTGGGTTCATAAAATCCGGACGTTCTTCGCTGAACGACATTGCACTACTCTTCTTTTTTGCTACTGCTCTGGCCATTTTATGTTCCTCTGTTCACTGTTCACTGTTAAACGTTCACTATTTGGTTAGTGAAGCTCGGCTAAATGACGATAACTTAAATAAGTCGTCAGGCACCGGTTCACCCTTACTTATCTCTTCCTTGATAAAAGCCTTGAGGGTAGAGCTATTGATCGTAGGAATTGGGTTAAGCCCACGATCAGCCAACCAAGCATAGGCTTCGTCCTTATGGTCTGCATTGATTGAACATGACAGATCGTCAGTCAACCCCAACCGACCATATCCTTTTACCCGCACTGATCCATCGATTCCCATCTCCTCAAAAGCAGCTGGGATATCCTGCATGCGGATCTTGTTCCATTCATGGTACAGTTCATTTGATCGTTGTTTGGCCTCTTCATACGCTTCTTTTGCGCGTTGGAAGCGGGCAGCCAACTCTTGCAATTTGGTTTCGTCCACGTCTTTGTCTCCTGTCTAAATTACGTAAATATCATACTTTAGCATGCGATTATTCCATTTGAGAATTTTGTGCTTTACATTACCTCCCCATTGGGCCAAATGTTTACCAATAGCAAGAACTACCACTGGGTTACCTGTCATCATTAGATAGTCATGACCAGGGATATACTCACTTAGTGACAGCATGATTTCTGACATTACCCGGCTGTTAGTTTCCCTTGTTGGGTCATACTGCATGTCCAATGACGGCACCAAATCTTGATGCGTTATGAACACCAACTCGCCGTATTCTTGCGCTGGCGAATAGTTGATCTTTTGTACATACTGTGCGACATATACTTTGCTTTGACTCATTGCGGTCTCCTAGTCTATAGTGTTATTATACCACATGCGGCGAGCCGTGTCTACCCTCGTTCCGCAAGCTTAGTGGTGACAAACGTAGATATAGATTGTTTAGTGGCCAGGGCCTCTATTATCATTTTGTCTACCTCGTGATCCAACACCAGATCCACAACAAGAATTCCCCTGGACCTGTTGTTGTCGTCACCCCTGGCCAATGACTGTTCCCTGTCGTTGTAACTAAATGTGTTTGAGTAATAGATCATAGAGTCCGCATTTTGTAAGGGCAACCCTCTGCCACCAGTTTGGGCATTAGATAAGAAAAATTGGCAATTGTCGTCCTTATGGAACCTACGTATTGCCTCCGCCCTTTCTTCCGGCGAATTAACCCCGCCATGATACTCTACGCAACAACCCTCACCAAAATTGCTTACTAAGTGATCTTTTATGATGCTTAATTCAGGCCTGAATCTAGCCCATATGATTGTTTTACTGTCGCGTCCTATTTGTTCTATTACGTTTAGCAAGCCATCTAATTTTGGATTTTTGTTTAACGGCTTTATTTCGTACTGCTCATCGCCGTTGTCATCCTTCCCAATGGGGATCGGCAAAAATCCGCCCGCTATTTGTTGGTAACGCAATAGCCGCTCTAATACTGTTTCTACTTCAAGAATGCCGGAATCGGTCTCTATTGCAAAAATGTCTTTCAACGACGCTATGTGTTGCCGCTGTTCCTTGCTAGGCTCGATATACCTAGTTTCAAAAACAGCATCTGGCAAATTCGGCATGGCTTGCTTTTTGGTGACAATATCAATGTACGGGCCAATCAAGTCAAACAATTCGTTAGTATTTTTATACCCTTCAATCGTGCGAAATGAACGACCACTACTAGGCCCATGTTTGATTATAATTTCTCGTTCAACTAAATACCTGTTTTTGAACGAATAATAATTCGGCACCCCAATTATGGACCAATTCATGGCATAAAATTGAGAGTACAAATCTTGCACGCCTTGCGTCACTGGGGTGCCGTTTAACAAAGCGATATACGCGGCACTGCCACATATATCTGTTACCCTGCGCGTTCTCATAGATTTATGATTTTTGATAGATACTGATTCATCTATGATGACCATCACTTTACGGTCTTTCATAAAATGATTAGCATACTTAAACGCGTTGCCTTGGCTAAATGCTTCTACGCCGATCACCAAACACGGCATCGGCCCCTGGCCTTCCCCCCTGTGTACTGCATCCCAATCTAAAAACTTGCGGTGTTGCCCGGATCGCAACATATGGGAGGAGTGAGGCAGTGTCATAAATTTGGCCAATTGCCCGTCGCTGCCGATCCAAACCGGGCCAACTGCAGATGGCGGTATGATCAATACCGCATTTATTTCCCCCCTTGCGGCCAGTGCTGACGCCCACTGGATAGCAGTGTATGATTTGCCTGCACGCATAGCGTGGGCAAAGTAAAAATACTTTTTGCCCCAAGCCCTATTTAAAGCTTTTAATTGGTGCGGCCGTGGCGGGTCGCTAGGCCATTGGTGGTCTAAAGGGAACTCGTTCTTTGACTTTTCTACTTTATCGTTTATCTTACTTATAGCTACTTTGGCGGCACTAGTTATTTCTTCCTGGTCATACTGAGAAATGATTTCACGAGCTGTGGGTACTATGGCTGGGGCTTCCCAAGACCTAGACGATTTAATCCACTTAGCTGACGGTATGGTTTTAACTCTACCGTTGTCCCAATAGGGACAACGTATCTGGAACATTCCTTTATTGAAGTCTACGGTGGCTACTTTCATGCCACATATCTCCTGTCTATGTCTTAAAATCCTCCCACGCCCCGGGGCGTGGGAGGCCACGTTACATTGTGGGTCAGCTATTATGCTGCCTTTTTGGTCTTCTCCTTCTCGGCCTTGGCCAAGGCCCTGGCCTTCTCGGCCTTGGCCTTCTCGACCTTGGCCCTGGCCTTCTCCTTCTCGGCCTTGGCCTTCTCCGCTTCCTTTACCCGTGCATCGCGGGACTTACGAGCAGAAGCACTGGCCTTATTCAGGTCGGCATTCTCATTCTTTGCCACGTAGGCGCGAATTCGATTACCAATAATCATGCGCTGCTGGCCTGGGTTCAGATGGCTATAATCCTTGTCCAGCGCAGAACCAGTCAGCTTATCAAACACATCGGTCACTTCTTCAACGGTCATTCCTTCTAGAACTGCAGCAACATCATCACCACAGTTTAGGGTCTTTGCGCCAGAAGGGCTGCGACCTTTGGTGTACTTAGAAGTATCGGGCTTAATAACAGTCTTTTCGTCACTCATCGTTTTTCTCCATCGAGGATTAAAATAACATAGGTTATTCAACCTACACCATTATCATAACATACACTGATGATCCACGTCAATCTGTATTTGGCTCTTCTTCCTCCTCACGGCAATCTGCTACGGTAAAATCACAGATGTCGCCCATCATGTAACGCAAAGCATCATTGAAGGCTAGCATTGCTTTAACTATTGAATCATTTTCTGGCATTTCGCCCTGCAAAAGATCATTCAAAACCGTATTTACTGAGTCTACCATTGGGTATAGAGGAACAAACAATGGACCAGTTATGTCCTTTTTTACGTGCCTCCACATTTTACTGATCTCTTCCTTCGTTGACGGGTCATCTAGACCACCAAGGGCGAGACATCCCCATGACGGCGGTTCAATGTTGATATCGAAAGTAACATCAACTAGCTGCGACGCATCGTTTGCTTCAATGGTGACCAAAACTGGCAGTGCTGTATACTTTTTGCCGCTATCCTCGTTTTCTCCGTCTAATGGCATTTTACTTCCCTCCATTTGGGTGCATGTTGTTGCGACTGAGCTGAATGGTCAAAGTGATAGCTTTCTTCAACACAGCCTCCATGTTAATTCCGGTTGCTTCATGTATCCACGTCCATGCGTGGTCTGTGGTATCTACCATCCTTTTTGGTATCGCGGCCACCAATTCATCAATAACTGCGGCAAGCACTTGCTCCTCAATAGCTGCCACTTGCAATGGACTCCTATTAGACCGTTCCTTTTGCTTTGCCGCCTTGGCCTCGGCCATTTGCTCCTGTTTCTGCTTTGCTTTGGCGATGATTGCCTGTTTGTATGCCGCACCCAAGGTCATCTTGCCTTCATCGACCAGGGGCAGGAAATGAGGAGCCCACTCATTGATGTATTTCCTACGCTCGACGTTTTCTTGTTCCTCAGTCAGGGCAGGTTCTTCCGACTCATCGGTAACGGACACCACAGTTTTATCTTCATCTACCATGGCTTTTACCTGAGATCGAGTGGGCTTTACGCCTTTGGACGCATCCTCCAGGAATTCTTCCCTCAGGATATCAGAAGCCGGTATCATTTCAATAAGAACTGTTCGCGGCAATGACCGAGCCCTTGAATCATCAAAAAACTCACGTGCCAGCGCCATCAATTTGTTACGATACTGCTGGCTCAACCCCGGCAAAAAAGCTCTGGCCCACGTTCCAAACTCACAGTCCCCGGGCAACAGGGCTCTGGCCTCCAATAGGTGAACACCGGCCTGCATCGCTTTGTCGGTAGCTTGTTGGGCCAAAGATTCAGCGTTTACAATTTCGGCGTTAATAGATTCGGCCAGTTTGTTAAGCCTGTCTATGGTGTCCAAATCTTTAGGATCAGGATATTGGTATTTGGTTAATTTAGTCATGTCTATTCCTCCACAGAGTGAAATCACCCCCACGCTCCGGGGCGTGGGAGATACGTGTCATGATACCACACATCTCCTGTCTATGTCTACTAATACTTAGATTTTCTGCGTCGGCCCGGCTCGTGAATCGTATTCAACAACTTTTTTGCCAACTCGACAGCACCATCGTGAGGATTGTGTAACACAGTTTCCCCAGTGTCTACATCATAGTGGAATTTCTCATCCGTCAGTGCCAGCTGTTCGCGTGTCGCACTTCGAGTCAGGATCGGGCTGCCGTTAATAAAAATTGTCACGGTTATCATGGTTTGGTGTCCTTTGTTTGGTCTGGTCTCCACGCCTCGTTCGAGGAGTTCATAATCGCAGTGCGTACAGAACACACTGTAGTCCCCGTGCTTTTCACAGTAGGCCATCACCTACCCTCCGGTCGCTTCACCAACGTCTCCCGCCAGCGCTCGGGGTCATATTCGGGCATACCAGCGACCCCGCGCAGCGACATCGACGGCGTAGAGCCGCACCAAGACTTTTCCCCAGAACTGGGCTTTTCTGCATAGCCGTACCAGAGACGGGAGCGTGACGAGTACTGCGAAAAGCGGTCTCCGGCCACCCATTTAATATCAGGGTGGATGTGATCCCACGGAATCATGTCGGAGGTGATGTAAGGCTTAGGGATGAGGTCAAACTGACTATCCCTGTCCGGGTAAAACCACCCGTCGCGCGGCCATGTGTCCGCACACCACACTCGCAGACCTGGGGCGTAATAGGCAGCGAGAATAGGGCGCTTGCCTGGAAGGTCATTAGCGTACAGCCGCACCTCCCAGCCGTTGCGCAGCGTGTGCTCTCGGGTGATGTCGATTTTGTCGGTCATTCTTTGTCTTTTCAGGGTCATGTTCGTTTCCTCTCAGTAAGGCGCGCTCGTGTCTGTGGTTGTGACCTGGATGGGGTCGATGTCGTCAGTCATAAAGCCTTTTTGCATTTTCATTTAAGGCCATCCATTTTTAAGTACCAAGACCAGATGTGGTTTGCTAACAGTGTATTTACTGAGGTTGCCATCTCCTGCTCTCCCGAGGCGAACCACCAAACGGTGAACACTGCTGCGGTAAGGTCAATCTTTCCCCCTTCTTGGTGAAGTGTTTTATGCGCCTCCCAACCTAGCCGTACCGCGCTCAAGTCGTACTTCGACCAGTGTTTGTCTGGCATGCTCTCAACAAAAGCGCGGAACTCTGGGTCAGGCGTCCCCAGAAACTCACATCTAGCGAGGTACTCAGTATCATTCATGCCATCACCACTGCCAGCCGAGAGTAGCCCGTAAACAACGAGGCGAATATTCACGATATAGCCGCATCATGGCTAGTTCCTCTTCTCAGCTACGTTAGATGCCCCATAAACCCCTAGTGCGCCCAACATGGCGGTTACCCAACCTGTTCCGTCCAGGTGTTCAGTAAACAAGGCAACAGTTGCCAACCCTATGCTGATGCACGTCAGCCAGAATTTTCGACTCATATATTTGGGATTCATTTTGCACCCTCTATGTGAAAATGGTGGGTCTGGCAGGACTCGAACCTGCAGTCTACCGATTATGAGTCAGCTGCTTTAACCTTTAAGCTACAGACCCACCGAGGTTAAAGGTTAAAACTGGAACCCTACCGTGGCACGAATCACTTCAGCGTCATGCGATCGGCCATAGGAAAATGACACTGTTGGGGCGTGGTCGCCGATACTACGGTGCGTCAGAGTTACGCCAGCCCCAGTCGGGCCATTGAGCACGCCTGCACCGCCAAAGTCGATTCGGGTTCGGCCCGGGTCCGGCGTTACACTGGGCAGGGCCATTGCAGCAGCCAAATGGTCACTGGTTTCCTCCACCACAGTGATGTTGGTTTCCTCCACCACAGTGATCGGGGGGTCAATTTCCTTGCCTCCGGCAAAAACCGAGCAGGGCACCAATGCAGCAAACAAAACAAACTTTTTCATTGCGTTTCTCCTGGTTGATTTACCTACGTTACGGCTTCGAGCATTGATTTGAATCTCAGCCTGATGAATTCCGGTGCTTTAATTAACACGCGCACCGGCATTTTTTGGGCCCGTGCTGACCTCACCATTCTGGCGGCCTGATCAACAGACTCGGCCAGGGTACAATTGGTTGCACGGACGTCCCACGACTGGCCGACAGCACGGACCACGAAATTGCTGTCGGCCAGTTCTACCCTAACTACGACCTTGTTCACTCCACGTCACCCCTCTGCTTGACCATGGCCCGCATCGCGGCCTTGACGTTATCCAGGGTGATATCCCTACGTTTGATTGCCGCACGCAGCCTGTTGCCGCTGTTCATCCGGATCTGGCCGGGGTTCAGGGATTCGTATTTGGCCATCAGCCAGCCGGGTTCATCCCCGTCCACAGACAGGGCGATTTCCGCAGCCAAACAAACGTCGTTAGGTGACAAAGGACGCAGAACCTCGGCCAATTCGTCTCCCGTGTTTTGGGTCTTTTTGCCAGAGTAGGAGACGTCCTCGTGGTACCCAGCGCGGTATTTGGCCAGGATTTGGCTCATTTTCCTGCCGTCAGCTGGCGCGTGATCCAGCTGGGATTCCCTGGCCTTGATTACTGTGCCGTCTGGGCAGGTGATTTCGTACCACCCTTTCTGGTAACCCGTGACAGTGCCTTCGTAGGTTCCGGATTTGGTGGTAGCACGAACCTGAGCGCCGTGGTCGAAAGCAGGCGCGTTGTCTGTTTTGCTGGTCATTGGTCTGTCTCCTAGTCGTTGTCTAAAGGTCTATTCTAACACAGCTAGTTGCTCGCTGCAAGCCCTGTTTGTTAACCCGTGGGGTCCCCGGCTCGGGGCTCCAGGCTCCGGGCTCCAGGGGGGCTCCGGGTCGCTCGTCCGGACCACCCCTGGACCCTACCTACCCACCCAACCCCTACCTCTCCCCGCGAACTAGAGAGAGAGTTGGAGCCTGGAGCCCGGGAGCCCCGAGGGGTTTCTTGGTTACCGCTTGACGCCCCAGGTCGAAGCGCCCAGCACCCAGACCTCCTCGCCGTCGTCGAACTCCACAATTGGGCACTGACTGCCGAGTTCCTCGACGTACTCGGCCAGCCGTTCGGCGACTTGGTCGCCAGTCACGGAACTCGGGTGCTCGACCTCGAACTCTAAAACCACTTTGGTAACTCTGTTCACGTCTGCTGTCTCCTGTCTGGTTTCGGGGTCAGGCGTTCGCCGACCCTACCCCGTAATTGTACCACACAACACCTGGCTGTACAACTACCGTTCGTCGGGTTGTCGGGTTGTCCTTGTGCGCCACGCCCGCCGAACCGCGTCCACGCCCCGGGGCGTGGGAAGCCGAACCAGGAGCCCAGCTGGGGGCTGGGGTTTGCTGTTCGCGGTTCGCGTACGGAGGGAAGGGGGCTGGCCCCCCCAACCGGGGCCCCCGGACCCCGGACCCCTGGTTTTTCTTCCCAAAATAACGGTCCGAGATTTTTAATATATTGCATAGTCTTCTTCCCACGCTCCGGAGCGTGGGAGGCTTGACTTTAGCCAAACGATGTGGTATACTTTGGGGAAGATGGCAGGAGTACCAAAATGATCAGGTCTGTAATGCCATATCTATTGGATCACCGCCGACAGTTGCCTCCAATTACGCGGCACACTGTTTTGGGTGAGGATGATCTGTCTTTAGCTGAGCGCGAAGCTATCCTAGATTATAGGCTATTGTGGGATCACATGATAGCTAATTTCGGCAATGAGGTAATGATAGATGGATTCGCAGAAAAGTTCGAATCATTTGAGCCAAACAGATACATTGCCGCAGACCCAAGAATTAACCCCGAAAGAACAAGAATGGTGTCTTCATTATTTGGGTAGTTTCGATCATCGTGCAGCGGCCAAAGCCGTTGGCATGAGCCCAGAATCTGGGATAGGGTTTTTGAACCGTCAACATGTGCGGGATTATATTGCGTCGGAAATGGAAAATCGACGCAATACTAGTTTGATTTCAAAAGATATGGTACAATTGCGGTGGTTAGCCCTGTTGCCAAAATTGTTGGGGGAAGAAGAATCGCCGTGGTTAACCAAGGAAGGGGAACAAATATACGGAAAGAAGCTATACGCATCAGAAGCAGTGCGTGCTCTATCAGAGTTATCGCAAATTTCCGAACTCAAGAAACCACCTACCAAGGATGGCAAAACGCCAGTAATGGTTCAGCTTAATTTCAGTGGTCTAAATGGCGGAGAAGTCAGGGAGGTTAACATATTGGATCACGAGGGATAATCATGATTGCAGAAGAAAAAGAAGCGAGCGCGATTGAGCGGCACGCACAAACTGCGGTGGGTCTGCTCGTTGCCGCCATCGTCGTCTATGTTGGGTGGCAGGCGCAAGGACAGGTGGCGCGGCTTGATGAGCGTGTTCTAGCGATGCAGAAAGAGATGGCAATGCTCAGAGATGAGCTCACCGCGAAGATGAGCGACCGTTACTACGGCAGCGACGCGCGGCGTGACTTTGAGTTGCGCGACAAGCGCCTTGACTCGCTTGACAAGCGCCTTTCTGCCGTCGAGGAAAGGCTTTGGCGGCGGCCTGATCTGTACCGTCCAGGAGCCGTCAAGTAACATGGCTATTGAAGTAGTAACCCTGCCCCACGAGTGGCATGCTCGAAGGTATCAGCTTGACCATTTATTTATCCCTTTATTTGGTGATTTAAATAACCCACAATGGCCATATAATAAAAGGGTAGCCCAAATTTGGCACCGTCGTGCCGGTAAAGACACCTCTTCATTAAATGCCGTAGCAATGGCAACCCAAATGAGGGTAGGCACTTATTGGCACATGTTGCCGACACTAAATCAAGGTCGTAAGGTTGTTTGGAAGGGCATCAATAAACAGGGCCAAAGAATAATAGACCAAGTATTCCCGTCTAGTATTAGGGCAAACCAGAACGAAACCGATATGATGATCGAACTTAAAAATGGTTCGATATGGCAAGTGTTGGGGAGTGATAACTACGATTCTCTTGTTGGAACAAACGTATTGGGCGTAGTGTTTTCAGAATACGCTATTGCAGACCCTGCTGCTTGGGATTTTATACGCCCAATTCTAAAAGAGAACGATGGGTTTGCTATATTCCCGTACACCCCCCGAGGCAGAAATCATGGGTACAAACTATACGAAATGGCTAAAACATCGTCACGTTGGTACGTTTCTCGCCTTACGATCGAGAATACAAAAAAAGATAATGGAACTCCCGTCTTCTCAGAGGAGGATATTCAGGAGGAACGTGACGAGGGGATGGATGAAGATCTCCTCGAACAGGAATATTACTGCTCGTTTGAGGGGGCTTTACAGGGCGGCGTCTATACGAAACAAATGAAAAAGGTCCGTGCCGATGGCAGAATCGGCGACTTTCCTTGGATACCGAATGCTCCCGTTATTACTATATGGGATCTGGGCCACCGTGACCAAAACTTTATTATTTTTGCCCAGGAAGATGGCGAGTATTGTCGCATAATAGAAACCATGTCAGGTCGCGGTCGTTCAATGTTGGACTGGATTAAAGAAGTACGTGAAAGACCGTATATATACCATCGCCATTGGGGTCCTCACGACATAGACACCCATGAGTATTCAACCGGAATGACCAGGGTTGAAACGGCTTCAAAAGTCGGGTTTAATTTTGACAATACCCCAAATTTGCCTAGAGCCGATGGCATTGATGCTATGCGGTTGTTTTTAAATAGAATTCGTATAAATGAACCAAAAGACCATGGCGGTTTTATTGATGCCTTAGAGTCATACCATTACGAAAAAGATGAACGCCGACAGGTGTACACTGAAAATCCGGTGCATGATTGGTCATCCCACGGTGCGGATGCTGGCAGGTACCTTGCTTTGGTGTGGGACTTTAATATAGACCAGCCTCTGTTATCAAGTTCCGGGCAAAACAAAAAAATTAGAGTTATCAATCACCGTGGCGAAGTTGTCCGCCGTCGTGCTAAAATGAGGGCTTGAACATGGATTGCATGCATTTAAAAAAGCGGTTTGAATCAGTAAAAGCCGAGCGGTCTTCTATTGAGCACGTATGGGATCTCATTGAACGATTTGTTACACCGTACCGTGGGAAAATGTTTTCAGACATCAAGTCTGAAAGTTCAATGGATTGGCGCAACCGCGAAATGTGGGATTCAACCGCAGTTTCAGCAGCCGACGTATTGGCTGCTGCCTTGTATTCTGGTTTGCATTCCGGTAAATGGTTCAGTGCCCGTTTTAGGGACAAAAAAGTTCAAGCCAACAAAGAAGCAAGGGAGTGGATTGAAGCAAGTTCTAATATTTGTTTGTCCCAGCTAAATGAGTCTAATTTTGAACTAGAAGCCGGGGAGACGTACCTTGATCTGGCTAGCTTGGCTTCTTCAATCATTATGGAAGAAGCCAAAGAAAAAGATGGTGAATACCAAGGTCTATTGTTTGAATCCATGCCTCTAAAACATTGTTTTTTTGAAGAAGATTCCAGTGGCGGGATAAAAAGGTTTTATCGCAGGTATGAGTGGACACCCACACAAATAGTGGACAAGTTTGGGATAGAAAATGTCCCGATATCGATCAAAGAAAAATCTGACGCTGCTAGTCAACGCAAAATAACGGTTATATTTGCGGTTTATGACAGGCCACATATGGCCAAAAACGTAAACTCTAGTAAAATCCTGGCCCCAGATCAAAGGCCGTTTGGTTCTAAGTATTTTTTGCTTAACACCGGCGAACAATTAGGGCAAGAGAGCGGGTACTACGAAATGCCAGCTTATATAGCCCGGTTTAGGAAGAGTAACGACTCAAAGTGGGGCCACGGTCCCGCCACGATAGCAATGAATGATATTTTGACCATAAATCAATTGGTCGAAATGGTTTTCGCTGCCGCAGAAAAGGCCATTGACCCAGCTAATTTGATTCAAGAACGAACTCTTATATCCGACTTGGATCTAGGGTCTGGGGGCTATACGGTTGTACGCAACATCGATGGGATTAAGGCGTATGAGTCTAGAGCCCGATTTGATGTTTCTGAAATAAATTATGAGAAGTTGCAACAAAAAATTGAAAGAGCTTTCTATGTAGATAAACTATCACTTCGAGAGAGTCCTGCAATCAGAAGTGCCACAGAAGTTGAAATGCGTTATCGTATGTTGCAAAGGATTCTCGGCCCCACTGTAACCAGAATTCAAACAGATTTTTTGAATAAGGTTGTTGAAAGAACATTTAGGATACTGTTGAGAGCAGGCGAATTACCCGATCCCCCAGCGGTGTTAGCGGGCCAGGACGTTAATATGGATATACAGTATTTTGGTCCTTTGCACAGATCTCAGAAAGCGGAAGATGTGCAAAACGTTCAATTGTGGCTAGAAATGCTTGCAGCGATATCCGCTGTTGATCAGAATGTGGTTGATATACCGGATGCTGATCAGATAGCATTGGGTTCAGCGGACATGTTGGGCGTACCGGCTCTGTTTATAAGGGGGACCGAAGACATTCAGAAAGCCCGCGAACAGCGGCAAAAGATGATGATGGAGCAAATGTCGGCACAACAGGCCAACATAGATGCCGATACCGCACAAAAGTTTGCTAAGGCAGAGTCACAGACGAGGGTACAGTGATGAGTGCACGAGACCAAGTTAAGCGCATCAAAGAAATAGAGCGGAATATTTTGCCAAAGCGTGATGTGTTTCGTAGAGTTTTTGATAACGTGGACGGTCAACAGGTGCTACAATATCTAAAGGATGAATTTGAACCGTCGATGTTGTTTAATCCGGACCCATACGTTACCACATGTCGTGCAGCACAGCGTGATGTAATTCGTTATATCGAAGATCTTATGAACTATGAGGAGAAGAGCGATGTTTAATAAAAATCCAATTAAAATGCATGCAGACCCCGACAACAGCGGATCCGCAGGCGATGGTTCTAGTACAACTAATAACCCCGACAATGAAGATTGGCGCAGCGGGTTGCCGGAAGATTTGCGTGCGTCGCCTGCCATTAAAGACATACCAGATGTTGTAACATTGACTAAATCTTTTCTAGATACTCAGTCAATGGTAGGGAATTCTATCAGAATTCCAACTGAAAACGCTAGTGAAGAAGACCGTAAGGTGTTTTTGGATAAAATAATTGAAAAGGTGCCAGATCTTATTTTGCGCCCCGACGTAACAAAGGGCGAAGAAAAGGAATCTTTGTACGCCATGCTCGGCAGGCCCAATGAGCCTACCGGATACAAAATTCCAGAGGTCGAAGGCGTGGAGTCTGTTGATGTTGAAATGGCCAAAGCTTTTGGTGAGATTGCTCATGCTCATGGTCTTAATCAAGATCAATATTCTGGTATACTGTCGGCTATCGTAAAAAACACTGCTCAGGCCGCCGAAATTTCGGCCAACGAGATTAAGCAATCCAGAGAACAATTGCGTCAGGACTGGGGCCTAGCGTACGATAAGAACATGGCCCTAGTGGAATCGGTTGTAGCATCTACCAAAGCCCCGCAGGAATTGGTGGATGCCGTAAAATCAGGTGAACTTGGCCCCGATACCAGTAAATGGTTGTTGTCTGTTGCACAATCATTGGGGTCGGAACCAAATAGCATAGGGTCCGAAGCGGACCAGGATAGTTCAGTAATTACGCCAGCAGAAGCTAAGGCCCAAATTAGTGAAATCATGAATAACAAAAAGCATCCATATTGGGTGACATCTGATCCGTACCATCAAGATGCGGTAAAGAAAATGGTTGAACTGCATCGTATGGCTAATCCTGGGGCGGCTAGGAGGCAGGTTCCGGAGTCCGCCAGATATTGACTCCGGGTTGCCGGTGTGGTTTAATAAAAGCTAGGCCAGAGGTCCGACTGACCGTTTCTTGGAACCGGGTTGCTCCAACAGGGGTCCGGTTCCAAGAAACCGAAATTGCCGGGTTGCTTCTAGGCGGGAGCTGATCTTTAACTTTCGCTTATGAGGAGCGACTAATGTCTATTACCATCGACAGAGCGTATATCGATACGTTCGAATCCAATGTTCGTCATCTTGCGCAGCAGAGCATGAATCGTCTGCGCCCCTATGTTACCGAGAAGCCTGCAAATAGTAGGTCCCACCGCTGGGATCGTTTGGCCCCTACTGCAGCTGTACAGAAGACCACTAAGCGAGCCGATACTCCGTATCAGGACGGCGTGTGGACTGGTCGTGTATCTACCCCTGAGACGTGGCACTGGGCCGATACGTACGAAGAAGAAGATATCGTACAGATGCTCACTGACCCAAATTCGGCGCTAACCCGTTCTGGGGCAATGGCGATGGGCAGGGCTCAAGATGATATCATCATAGCCGCCGCAACCGGCAATGCTACTGATCACGCCGGCGCATCCCAGACTTTTCCTGTAGGTCAGACAGTAGGGGATGCAACTACTGTATTTAGTTTTGACCTAGTAACTGAGGTATTTGAAAAGTTTACGACCAATGATATCGAGATAGATATTCCAAAGGTCTTTGTTATTGGTCCAACTCAGCTGCGTAAGTTGCAGCAGTTGGTGGAGTATACTAGCTCTGATTATGCCAATGTTAAAGCTTTGGCTGAAAGCGGGTATGTTCCTAATTGGATGGGATTCAATTGGGTTTTGTCTAACCGGCTAAATGTGCCCGGCGCTAACCAGATTGATTGTCTGGCATTTACCCCGTATGCTATCGGCATGCAGATGAACATGGATACCATCACTAAGGTTGCTGAGGATCCTAGCAAGTCGTTTGCATGGACGATTTACATGCAGTGGGTAGCTGGTGCTGTTCGAGTAGAGGACGAGCACATTGTTCGAGTTCATCTACTGAATAGCTTGGCTTAACATCGCGGCCCTCCTCCACGGGGCGACCCTTCCCCCGGCCAAAAGGCCGGGGGTCTTTTGGGGCAAAACAAGAGGCGGTATAGCGTGCCATCACGTAATGACATAAAATTTACCGCATTGCGGGACCAGGGGTTTGTTGGGTCTTTAGCGGATATGTTGTTAAGTTGGTATCAGTTATATGGCGCCACTTCAAATAGTCTAAAAGACGCAGAATATGAATTTCTTTTGTCCCAAGGGTCTAGCCCAAGTTGTTTGCGGGACATGTGGGACCAATTTTATATTAGTCGCGGATATACCGGCAGTGTATCCGACATGGATTCTCAGTTCTGGTCAGATGGTGGTACTTTAAGTGAAATTCAATGGAATACTGTACCGGACATATTGTTCATAGAAACTATTCCGAATACGTATGATGTTAGACAACACCTAGGAGGCAGTGAACGGAATACGGCCACAATAACCAGGGGACTAGGTGCTCTCCCATCCGGGGTAACATTTAGTAATGGCGTGTACACTTACGACGGGATAGGAGCTGCTGGTAATCTTATTGGGGATCAGTTAACCGCCAATAGCACTACCCAAACAGAAGTTTCTGCTACATTTGACTTGACAGTGCACGCGTATACACCCCTTAGTTGGGGCGCAGTGCCGAATGCCGAATTTATTTATGGGATACCTAGTACCATTGATGTTCGCAGTTATTTGCTTGGCACAAACTCACTTGGGGCTACTATAAACTTCAACCAGCCGTTGCCTGCCGGGGTTACATTTGATGGTTCTACATTGGCTTATGACGGGGTGGGGGTTGTTGGGGTATCTAATAGTTATGTAGCGTCTGCAAATGATGGCATAAGTAATGATAGTTCTAATTTGTTTGCTATAGCCATTGCCCCAGACATATCGCTCGCATCTCAATCGTTTACCATATCTGATAACGGGTCTGGGCAACTGGATAGCCGCGATCCGATTGTTATAGACGTGTCGCTTGCATCTCAGTCGTTTACCGTGTCCGATAACGGGTCTGGGCAATTGGATAGCCGCAATCCGTTGGCGGAGCACCCGATGCTGCCGTGGGTCGCGGACTTCTCGACCGGCGACTTCAGCCAGTTCAATTACGACGCCTTTGGGTCTGGTTTCACCATCGAGTCAGACGGCACGCAGTACCCGGGGCTCACAAACTACGCGCGTACAGCGCTGCCCGGTACTGATGGCTACGAGTACCACATCATCGGCCCGCCCACGAACGCTGGGCCGCTGGTTACGGAGTGGTGGTTCGAGGTCGCGATTAGCTACGGCGATTTCGCGGGCGATTGGCCCGTCAACCACAAATGCGTGCTGTTCAACTTGACCGATGGCGTCGGAACTAACCGTCGCTATCAGGTCATGCTGTATGCCGCAGATCAGACGTGGACCGGCATCGCCGCAGGTGAGTACGCCTTCGAACTGATCGAGTGGAGTCCGGCGGGCGCATTCGTGCGTTCCGCGCTTCTGCTTCCGAATCTCGGGCAGCGAGCGCCAATCAATCGCGGGCAGTGGGACGTGATTCGCGGACGCATCCGGCTCAACACGACTTGGGATGGCACCCTGGCCCTGGGCTCCGGGCCGGGCAACGGCATCATGCAGTGCTGGCACAATGGCACGCAGGTAATGGACTTCTCGGACGTGTGCTACGTCCGCGACGAGTACCAATGTGGTTTAGGTCGCACCATCATGACAGAGGACGAGGGGATAAGCTGGCCAGCCGGTACGCCGACGACAAAGGACTTCGGATTCTTGGAGGTTGCTGAGAACAGCGCGGACCTAACGGCGATGCCGAGCGGGCCAGTGTCGCGTACTTTCACGCCAACACTGCCGCTAGCTTCTATTGACCTTGCCACCGATGGTCAAGTCTACGAGCTGGATTTGAGTGCGGGCGACTATGAGCCGCGTGTAACACCTGGAAATGGCGGCGCGCTCACTTACGGTCCAGCAATCGGCTGGAACAATGAGCCGGGGGTCCGGATCGATCCGCCTACCGTTGTGATGCCGAGTGGGAATGCTGAGTATTGCTGTTTGCTGAGCAATGCGTTGGGCGGGCTTCGTGCCGGGATCACTCGGTTCAACATGCGCTTTATGGTCTATTTCGCGTCGAATTATGGACAGGCCACGCGAGGTTTCGACACTAAGTTTGTTGGGCCTGCACCGACCTCTGCGCGATGGCTCTCCAACATACAAGCTGCTGGTAACACGCCCGCCAACATGGCGGCAGTGGCGGTAGCAATCGGCACATTCAAGAATTATTGGACCGAGCCAGATTACACCAGCGAAAATGACGAGTGGTCATGGAATGCGGAGCCTGGATTGGCGGCACTGTTTGTTGGACCAAGTCCAGATCATACCGGCTCGGCAACGAGCGGCACGCCTGTTATCGGAAATGAGTGGGTTTGCCTCGAATATCACTACGACTACGCGGGCGGGCCTGCCGGGCATGGCGAGCATCGCCTGCATGTCTGGACCGCTGACGGGGTGTTGTCGGGGCAGATCATGCGGTGCGACGGTACTATTGAAGGTGGGGCCCTTTGGAGTGGCCCCGGGGAGTGGGGCGGTTTCGAGGCAACTGGGGTGGGCGGTTTCTGGAACGGGGCTATAGTCCCAGGCACAACAGACGCCCACAGCTTTTATTCACATTTCGCGTTCTCGCCGAACCGCACGGCAGCGAATCCAATCGGCCCGCCTCCGGGCTTTGTAACGGGGTAAGAATAT